CCGTTTCAAGAAGAAGATGGGATAGCCAGACCACATGTAATAACAATAGAAAAGTCATCTAGAACCATTTTATCCATCAGGAGAAACTATTATGAAGATGATGAAAAGAAAAGAAAAAGACAATTCTTTGTCCACTATAGGTACCTCCCCGGGTTGGGCTTTTACGGTACAGGACTTATACACCTCATCGGGGGACTTGCAAAAAGTGCAACTTCAATCCTCAGACAGCTCATCGATGCAGGAACACTCTCTAATTTACCGGCTGGTCTTAAGGCTAGGGGTCTTCGTATCAAAGGTGATGATTCGCCTCTCATGCCGGGTGAGTTCCGTGACGTTGATGTACCGGGTGGTGCGATTCGTGACGCTATTACTTTCATACCTTACAAAGAACCAAGTTCCGTACTCTACCAGTTGCTCCAAAATATCGTTGACGAGGGGAGAAGGATTGGCTCCGTTGCCGATATACAAGTCGGAGACATCAACGCACAAGCCCCAGTAGGCACAACACTTGCATTGATGGAAAGATCAATGAAAGTCATGTCAGGAGTGCAGGCCCGTCTACATGCAGCGCTAAAGAAAGAGCTTAGATTATTATCTAATATTGTAAAAGATTACATGGGTCCTGATTATGTTTATGAAATGGAAGGAGAGTTCTCAAGAACAAAAGATTTTGATGAGAGAGTAGATGTAATACCAGTATCAGATCCAAATGCAGCAACTATGTCTCAAAGAATCATGCAATATCAATCAGCATTACAGTTATCCCAGCAGGCACCGCAATTATACGATATGGGTAAATTACACAGACAAATGCTAGAAGTATTGGGAATAGATCAGGCAAAAGAAATAATTAAGTTACCTGACGATATAAAACCATCAGACCCTGTAACAGAAAATATGGCAATGTTAAAACAAGAGCCAGTAAAAGCATTTAAGTATCAGGATCACGAAGCACATATACAAGTTCACAGAGCCGCTATTGAAGACCCAAAACTGAGAGAAATAGTTGGACAGTCACCATTTGCTGCAGCAATACAAGCGGCAATGACAGCTCACATAACAGAACATGTGGCGTTTCAGTATAGAAAAGAAATAGAAGAAAGACTAGGCGTTCCAATGCCAGATGAAGACAAGCCTCTACCAGAAGATGTGGAAGAGGAACTCTCTAGAATTACGGCAGAGGCTGCTGGTAAACTGCTCACTAAGAACACACAAGAAGCACAACAGATGGAGCAGCAAAAACTAGAAAAAGATCCTTTAACTCAAATACAAAGAAAAGAGTTAGAGATAAAAGAAAAAGAATTACAGCATAAAATAGACCTTGATAACGCCAAGTTAGAGCTTGAGAAGATGAAAGCTGACAATAACGAGGATATCCAGATGGAAAGAATTAAATCTGAAAACAAAAGAGAAGGCGCAAGACTTGCTGTAGAAGTGGCTAAAGAAAGAAACAAGGCTACGAAAGATGGCACAAAACTAGCTATTGAACTTAATGAAAGTTTGAAAGATGGCTAGAAATGAAACCATATATACACCAATAATAAAAAAAGTTCAGGAGGAAATGGATGCTATCACTGACTATATTTCATCCGGCAGACCTAAAAACTTCGAGGAATATCAAAGACTTGTCGGAAAAATGGAAGGATTGTCCATTGCCAGAGAACTGTTGCAAGACACAGAAAAGAAATTTATTGACGATTAGGGGGTTACAAAATGTCAATAGGTGTGTATATTTAAACTAGACTAGTGAAACTAGTAACGGGAATAAACCCGCATGGTAACGATAAGCCATAGAATTATCGCACAAGGAACCAGAGATGTACTCTGCACAAAAAGTAGATTATGAGGAAGAGCTAAAATTAAAACTTCCCCAGCCACAAGGTTATAGATTACTCATAGCCATCCCAAAGGTTGAAGAAAAAACAGGAGCTGGTGTTTATATGCCAGACTCATTAACAAAAATGGAACAAACAGCTTCCATCGTAGGTCTCGTTGTAGAAATGGGGCCAGATGCATATCTGGATAAATCTAAGTTTCCTAATGGTCCATACTGCAAAAAAGGTGATTTTGTAATATTTAGATCTTATTCTGGAACTAGATTTAAAGTTAAGAATGAAGAGTTTCGTTTAATTAATGATGACACTGTGGAAGCAGTTGTTGACGACCCAAGAGGATTTATAAGAGTATGAGTGATAATACAGCAGAAAAGCAGCAAGAAGAATTAGATCTAGAAGTAGAAATAATTGACGATGTTCCTGAAGAAGATAAAAACAAAGTCAGGAATGAAGATGCGCCAAAGGATAATATTCCTGATGACGAAGAAATAAAACAATACAGCAAAGATGTTCAAAAAAGACTTAACAAGATTAAGTACGAATATCATGAAGAAAGAAGATTAAAAGAAGCCGCTGAAAGAGAAAAAGAAGAAGCGGTTACTAATCTTCAAAAACTATTAGATGAGAATAAAAAATTAAGAAAAACACTAGATGATGGTGAAGGTGTTTTAGTTGAGCAGGCCAAGAAAAGAGTTGGCGCAGAAATAGACTCAGCTAAAAAAGAATACAAAGAAGCGTATGAGTCAGGAGATCCTGACAAGATACTAGAAGCTCAAGAAAAATTAAATAGAGCGCAGAACGAACAATTTAAAGTAGAGTCTTATAAGCCTCCGGTCAGAACACAAGATGTTTCTGATGCCCCTAAAGAGACTGCACAACCAAAGGCTAAAGAAAAGTATGAGCCGACAGCGGCTGATAAAAAATGGTTGGAGCAAAACTCAGAGTGGTTTAATAAAGACGGCTATGAAGATATGACAGGATATGTTTATGGTATTCATTCTAAACTGGTAAAAGCAAAGATAAACCCAGTATTAGAGCCAGATGAATATTATAGAAGAGTTGATGAGGGAATGAGAAAACATTTCCCAGAATACTTTAACAAGCAGGATGTTGAGACAGAAGAGGTAGACGCACCTCAACGATCTGCTGGTACCGTGGTTGCCCCGGTTAATCGAAGTGCAAAAAAACCACGCAAAGTGCAGTTGACCTCTACCCAAATCTCTCTCGCAAATAGACTTGGGCTTACCCCTGAACAATATGCGCAACAATTATTGAAGGAATCAACAAATGGATGAGAACGTATTTGACAGAGAATCTAGAGAAACAACAACTAGAGATTCTGAAAAAAGGAAAGCAACTTGGCAAAGGCCATCAGCTTTACCTGACCCTGCACCCCAAGAAGGTGTTGAATATCGTTGGATAAGAACATCTGCTCTCGGTCAATCAGATATGACAAATGTTTCATCTAAATTTCGTGAAGGTTGGGAGCCAGTAAAACTGGAAGACCATCCAGAGCTAAAAATACTTCCTGATGTAGATTCTAAATTCGCAGGTAATGTAGAGGTTGGAGGATTGCTACTTTGTAAGAACTCCAAGGAAAACATGGATGCCAGAAGGGACTTTCAACAAAACCAAGCATCTTCACAGATGCAGGCTGTTGATAATAGTTACATGAAGGAATCCGACCCCCGTATGCCAGTTCTCAAACCAGAGAAAAGCACACGCACTTCGTAAGTAATATTAACAAATTAACCGAAGAGGTATAAAAATGAGCAGCACAGCAGCACCATTTGGATTAAACCCTATCGGTAGATTCGACACAGGTTCATTAGAGGTTTTTAGACAATACCCTATTAAATCTGGTGAGAGTACAGCTATAGTTAAGGGCGATATCGTTCAACTAGTAAATGCCAGTAATGCAACTACTATTGCAAAAATGACAGGTACTATGGATGGTTCAGCAACTGACTTATGTGGTATTTTCATGGGTTGCCGATTTACAGATCCAAATACTAATCAGTTGACTTTTAGTCAGCACTTTCCAGCAAGCACTGTAGCATCCGATGCTATGGCTTATGTTGTAGATGATCCTAATGTATTATTTACAATACAAGCTGATGGATCTTTCACAAACGAAAGAGACATTTATGGCAAGAATGCACCAGTTGTACAGGGCGCCGCAAACACTACATTAGGTATATCAAGAGTATCATTAGATGCTTCTGAAATATCTACAAATGCAGGTGACGGCATTAAAATAATAGACTATCTAGGCGGTGACTTAGGTGATGAAAAAGGAAGTAACTTTCCAATATTGGTTTGTAAATTCAATTATCATCAGCTTACATCAACTAGTGGCGCAGCTTAAGGAGGTTGTAATATGGCTATTTCAAGAGCGCAACTCCTTAAGGAGTTATTACCGGGTCTAAACGCATTGTTTGGATTAGAGTATGAGAAGTATGAAGATGAACATACTGAAATATATGAAGTAGAAAACTCAGAGCGTAGTTTTGAAGAAGAAGTAAAGTTATCTGGTTTTGGGGCAGCCCCAGTAAAGCCAGAAGGCTCTGCTATTTCTTATGATTCTGCACAAGAGTCATTTACTTCAAGGTACAACCACGAAACTGTGGCTATGGGCTTTTCAATAACAGAAGAAGCAATGGAAGATAATCTTTATGATTCATTGTCTGCTCGTTATACAAAAGCACTAGCAAGAGCGATGGCTTACACAAAGCAGACTAAAGCTGCTTCATTGCTTAACACAGGCTTTGATACATTCACTAGTGGCGATGGTGTAACATTGTTTAACACAGCTCACCCAACAGTGGCTGGCGGTAACAATAAAAATAGATTGACAACAAATGCTGACTTGAATGAGACATCTCTAGAGCAAGCGGTTATTGACATTGCAGCTTTCGTAGACGAAAGAGGCTTGTTAATTGCAGCAAGACCTAGAAAACTTATCGTTCCACCAGCGTTAATGTTTGTTGCAACTAGAGTGTTACAATCAGAGCTAAGAGTTGGAACAGCAGATAACGACTTAAACGCAATCAGAACCAATGGATCTATTCCAGAGGGTTTTGCTGTTAATCACTATTTAACAGATACAGATGCGTTTTTCTTGACAACTGATGTTCCTAACGGAATGAAGATGTTCGTGAGAACACCTATGTCTACATCAATGGATGGGGATTTCAACACAGGTAATGTAAGATACAAAGCCCGTGAGAGATACTCATTTGGTGTGTCAGATCCTCTCGGAATGTTTGGTTCACCGGGAGCATAAACCCCTAAAGGGAGCTGTTCCTTTCCGGCTCCCTTATTTTAACCCTTGACTGCATTAGCAGACATTTGCCACGACAAGGAGATTATACATGGCTAATACAACTTTTTCAGGTCCGGTACGTTCTGAAGGCGGATTTACCTCTGTAAGCAAGAATGCTACAACCGGAGCTTTCACAACTCAATCCAGCATAAACTCAAGTGGATTTGCATCTTTAGACGCAAATAAACTTTCTACAGAAGCAGGAACTGGTATCACAGGTGGTACTGGAACTATTTACAGAAGCTCTGTTATGAGACAAGGCGGAATAATCACAACAAGAATATTAATTGATTTAACAGGATTAAGATCAACAGCAAATGGCGATATCATTGGTGTTAATGGTACATCTAACGTTTGTCACATAGGGCAAATCACTGCCGCAGAAAACGGAACTATTATTGCTGGTAGCATGGAATGTTTTGAAGCGCCTACAGGTGGTGATCCTGATATTAATGTACACTCAGCTACAGAGGGTACAGGTGTAGAGGATGGTGCTATTTCAGACTTAACAGAAACACTTCTTGTAAACGCTGGTGATGCTGCATTAGGTACAAAGGTTTACTTTACTGGATTGCCTGCTGCAGATGAGTTTTTGTACTTAACATTAGGTGCAACAACAGATGCAGACTATACTGCAGGTAAGCTGTTAATTGAATTAATAGGCTACGAGGCTTAATTACAGGAGACTTAAATGGCAGGTCGATCAGACGTAAAAGCCTTTAACTTTAACCAAGGTGACAGTGCTGCTGTTGTTGGTCCAGATAGAACAAGAATAAGACAAGTAGTTATTTTTGGAAACGCTGCAGGCGCAGTGACTATCAAAGATGGATCAGGAGGAGCAGACTTATTAGTTCAAAGTTTTCCAACAGGATTACATACTTTGAACATACCAGATCAGGGTATATTAGCAGAAAGCGGTGCTTTCATACATGCTTTTACA